CTTCCGGGTCAATGTCCGGTTGCGTTTGCGTTTGCGCTTCCGGCTTAGCCTTAGGCTTGGCAGCGGACTTCTTTGCCCGCATGTAGGGCAGTAGTGGGTTCTTGCCGGGTTCCAGGTCAAGCGGTTCGGTGATGCCGTAGCCGTTCTTGCTGACGCTGGCGGCGGTCGCGTAGCAGATCAATTCGCGGTCACCGTTGCTGACGATCTTCTTGCGATCGCCTTCCTCGCCGCGCAGCTTGGAAACCAGCCGCACAAATCCGACCAGATCGACGTCATCGACATAGGCTGGGAACGACTTCGGGCTGAGCCGCAGCGAATACCGCTGGAAATCATCGCTGTCGGGCAGACGCATTGTTTCCAGATCGGCATGGCTAATGAACACCACGGCCATACCGCGCCGGCCATTCAGCAATCCGCACATCTTGCGAATGCCACGGTGCCGCGATGCCAGCGCCGCATAACCCGCGCCGTAGCCGCCGAGCGCAGTGGACAGGGTTTTAGCCCGCCCATCCTGCGCAAGTATTGCTTCAGTAAACAGGCTTTCGAGCGCCGAAACGCTGTCGATCACCACCGTCTTATATTTGTGATCCTCGCGCAAAAGCCAGATCAATTGCGCCTGCAAATCCTCCTCGGCCCGGACAACCGGGAACACGTCCGGGACCGCGCAATCGGCATGGATACGGCCCACGCCGTCCTCGATGCGAATGAAAATCGGGTTCGGGAATGTTGCGGCAAGGCTGCTTTTGCCGGTGCCCGCATCGCCGCATATTGTCAGGATTGGCGGGCGTGCCTCGGGCTTGCTGATCGTGACGGGGCTTGATGCCATGTTGTTATCTCCTAATTATAGGGATTATTTGCCATCGCCAGAGCCATAGCCATAGCCATAGCCAGAGCCATAGCCATAGCTATATCCATCGCCATAGCCAGAGCCAGAGCCATAGCCATAGCCATAGTCATCGCCAGAGCCATAGCCAGAGCCATCACCAGAGCCATAGCCATAGCCATAGCCATAGCCATAGCCATAGCCAGAGCCATAGCCAGAGCCATAGCCAGAGGCGCTTGGATTTTCGCCAAAGATCACGCTGGCCATCTTAACGGCCCTGCACTTTGGCGGCGTTCCATGCCTTTTCAGCAACGGGATCGACAGAAAAAACCGCTGTCACACCTTCAAGCGAAACGGTTGGCGAAACCGCGCTAATCTTGCAGTCCTTGTTCGGGCCAGCCTCGGCAAGGCCGAACACCCCACCGACGTTAGCCGACCAATACAGGCACATGCGCGCATTGCTCAGAACGATGGGTCGCGCCGATACGTTGGCGCAATACCCGAACACAACTGCGCGCTTGTCGGTGCAGACAACAACGGGGGCTGATACGTGTTCAGCCTGCGGATCGGGCATGGGGATGGGTGCGTTTGCCCCAGAAAACATTGCTGCGATCTGCTTCAGTTCGCCATACGTAAGATTGTCAATGTTCATTGTGCTTTCTCCTTCGGCGCATTGGCCATGCCGGGCAGCGACCGGCTTACACGCTGCACCACTTGACTTAAGCCGCGTTAACCGCCTAGTCAAGCGCCATGACCAAAAAAGAGGCCGTTGAGGCATTCGGAAGCGCAAAGGCTTTGGCTGACGCGCTAGGCATCACAGAGGCTGCTGTCTCACAATGGGGAGAAATAATCCCGGAATTGAGGGTCTATCAAATCCGATGCATCCTTGCGGAGCGCCAGCAATGACCGGCCACGATTGGGACGCCATCAAGGCGGCGAACCCGCTTGTCGATGTAATCGGCAGCGTGGTTAAACTGCGTAAACAGGGGAATGAATACAAGGGCCTATGCCCGTTTCATAACGAGAAGTCGCCCAGCTTCCACGTGATCCCGGACAAGGGTTTCTACCATTGCTTCGGCTGCGGCGTGCATGGCGATGTTGTGGACTTCGTGGCGCAAACGCAGGGGCTTTCCGTCCCGGACGCGCTGGCCCAGCTATCCGGCGGCGATGTCAAATTGACCCCGGCGGACCGCAAGGCGCGGGACAACGCGCTAGCAGAACGGGACGCGGCACAAGCCCGCGAACGCGCCGCCGCTACTGCCCGCGCCCGGACCCGGTGGGAAGCCGCCGAACCTGCTGCCGATAATGCCTATCTAGCCCGCAAGGGTGTGGCGGCGCATGATTGCAGGCAAGAGGGCGCTAACCTGTTGCTGCCGATCTACGGCCCGGACGGCGATGTTCAGAGCGTCCAGACCATTGCACCGGACGGCGGTAAGCTATTCCACAAGGGCGCGCCGACCAAGGCGGGCCGGATGATGATCGGCATCCATATGGGCCGCACCATCATCTGCGAGGGATATGCCACCGGAGCAAGCATCCATGACGCGGTGCCGGATCAGGTTTGCATCGCGTTTAGCAAGGGCAATATGCATGTTGTTGCGCGTGAGCTGGTAGCGCAGGGCGTGGCCATCGTGCTTGCGGCGGACACCAACGCGGCGGATGAAATGCGTGCGCTAGGCCGGGAGCTGGATTGCCCGGTTGCGGTGCCTACGGTTGACAAGGATTTTAATGACCAGGCGGTATTGCAGGGGGCGGGTTCGGTCGCGGATGTTTTCAGCGCGGCGCTAAAGGCGTTTCGGGATGGCCCGGCTAACACGGGGGCGCATGGTGACGGCCTGCCGTTTGACCTGTCGGGGATTGATTTGCGTTCGCCGCCGGGTTTTGTGGGCGTGGTTGCGGAGTGGATCGAAAGCCAAAGCCGCCGCGCCCGGTGCAATCTCGCCGTTGCGGCTGCAATCAGCGCGATTGGCAATATTGCTGGCCTGCGGTTTGTGGATGACCGGGACGGGGTGACTTGCAACCTGTTTACATTTTGCATCGCCGGGAGCCGCACCGGCAAGGAATCAATCCAGCAGGCCATGATGGCATTACACCGCGCGGCGGGCATCATCGCGGCAACGCACGGCAATATCAAATCCGAACAGGAGATCGTCCGCAACCTTACGCGCCACCAGGCCGCATTTTACGTAATCGACGAGATTGGGATCATTCTGCAAAAGATCAAAAGCGCGCAAACTCGCGGCGGTGCGGCATACCTCGAAGGCGTCATTGGCGTGCTTATGTCCGCATACAGCAAGGCGGACGGGTTCATGCCTTTGAGCGGCGATGTTAAGGAGGACGTGCGCAAGAGCCTGTTGCAAGAGGCGGGTATGATCCAGCGCAAGATGGATGATGCGCCCAGCCCCGGATTGGAGGCGCGGCTAGGCAAGATCACGCATAGCCTAAACACATTGGACAACGGGCTAGAGCGCCCGTTTTTGTCGCTTATGGGGTTCACCACGCCCGAGACGTTTAACGATCTTGTAGATTTTCAGGCGGCGACAAACGGGTTTATCGGGCGCGCTCTCCTGTTTAACGAGCGTGAGACTGCCCCCCGCAGCAAACGCGGCTTTAGCAAGCCTACCCTGCCCGAACATATCGCTATGCGCTTGTCGGCCCTGTATAGCGGCGGCTGCTTGGATATTATGGAGGGTGCGGTCCGGGTCGAGAACTATGCGGTAAGCGAGCGCATCCCCACGCGCGCGGATGCCAGCGCCATGCTTGATAGTGCGCTGGATTGGTTCGAGGACCATGCCGTAGCCCACAAGGGCAAGTCGGGGTTGGAGAGCCTGTTTTTGGGCGCGTACGAGTTACTCAGCAAGATTAGCTTGATCTTGGCGGTAGCGGACGGTGAGCGCCTGCCCGAACACGTTGCGTGGGCCTTTGCTCTGGTCCGCCGGGATGTTGACGAAAAGATGCGGCTTGTGGTCAGCAACGATAGCATAACGCACAACCCGGCGCAGGCATTGCACGCGCGGATCGCCAACGTGCTCTCGGGCGATGACGGCGAGACGGCATCCGTGCTTTACAACCGCCTGCGGAAATACAAGCGCCCGGACATTGATGATGCGGTCGCAGATATGGATGCGGCGGGCACAATTGAGCGGATTGACACCGGCCAGACCTACGGAGGCAAGCCCGTGGTCAAGCTGCGGTTTACCGGCTGACCGGGCAAAATCGAGGGGCATCTTAGTAAAACACGATTTCGACTAAGATTGCGGATAAGATTAAGCGCTTGAAAACGCTATATGTTATCTGTTCCGCTATCTTAGCACGTTTTGACCCCCCCATACTACTTTTTAGAAAATTTGAGGGGTCATCTATGTAGATATACAATCCCCCCCCTGCCTGAATTTTTTGGGGGCAATGGATAGATATAGATATATAGATATGATTACTATGATGATATCATATAGTGTTTTCAAGGGGTTGATCGTAGTTTAATCTTAGCGCGGCTCTTTTTCGTACTAAGATTGGGGCTGCCGCATTTTTCCGCTTGAAAAGCTGACAAATCACGCTAAGAAGATATTTCTTAAAGCAAGATAGTGGGTGGAAAATGTTTGCTATAGAAAAGCTCGATAGGCTGCCAAAGTTTCCAACAGCCCAAAAATATCCATGGGCAAAAATGAAAGAAAAGGGCGACAGTTTTTTTGTCCCTTGCGATGGTGATCGCAATGCATTGAGCAACTCCCTTTCAGTTTGCGCAAACAAGCATTTTGGTTCTGGGTTTATCGGCGTTATCCGTGAGGGCGACGGCTATAGGGTTTTCCTCAAAAAAGATTTTGTATGATCCACACTGGCGAACTGCCCGAACGGTTTTGGAGAACCTGACATGACACACACACCCGAAGCGATACGTGCGGCTGAGTTGGTGAATGAGGAATGCACATCGGCCCTCTGCGCCGTTGGACCCTACCAGTACGGCCCGAACGGCATTGGCGAACGCCGCGCCTTCGCCCGATACATCCGCACCGTGTCGGATGCGGTGGAGGCT